GGACCTCGGTCCTTTCTAGCAATGAAGTCTGATTACTCAGTCACTGCCGTAATGGCTTAATAAGCCGTGCATCTAAGCAACCTGGATTCCTCTGCTCGAGGTTCCCCAGCAAGTAAAGAACGATATACTGCCCCACAGCGTTGTGATGGTTATCACTACAGAAGGTTTCATGGGGAGTATTGTTCTTCGGGACAATCACTTATTAGTCGACAGAAATGTCACTATCAAAAGTGGATAAAGTGTGTACGGTATTATCCTTTACAGGAAATAAAGTGCACATGTTGAGGGAAACCTCATCGTAAACTAGGCCTTAAGTAAGCCTATTCTCACCTCTGGAAGAGGTAGACCCAATAGTCACCCAAAAGGGGCTAGTAAGTCTAGAGAATTGATAGTTAATCAATAAACTAAGAAAGAGTTGAGTCCACCCGAAGGGTGATACGAACTCTGATTCCGACGAGTAGTAACTGGGAGCAATCCCAGGATAACTAGTTTGGCTCCCTAATGGCTTCGGAACGTGATCGAGTGTGTCCATGGTTTTCAATCATGTACATAATTATAGAAGGTCTAGAAATAGATCCTATATATAAAGTCGAGACCAGGTGAGTTTCTCCCTTTTGCAAGGAGCCTCTGGTTTACCGGACCGTTCTGCCGTATGTTACGCTAGAAGGGATTAGCACCCCAACTACCTGTGCTTAAAGCAGTTCGGAAAAGGTTCGCAGAGGTCACCTCTTAAGGCTAAGAGAGCCTGGTTTCGGGGGTCTCGGACTCAGTTCAAGAGTCGATTAGGGCAACCAAGGAATATAACCTATTGGGCTTCACAGCCTGCCTGCGGCTCCTGTTCCCTTACGGGGGGATAGGAAAACCGAAGGATAGCTCCCTCACGGGATGCTGGTTACAATTAACAATTATAATCAACATGAATTACTTAAATCCTAAACAGATATTAAGTGCATCAGCTATTTGGCAGACGGCCGTAAAACGCCGTTCGCTACTGCACCTACGCCTTAAACAAGCGATAGTTGCAATAGTAGGATCACATTCCCTGAGTTGGGTTAAGGCTTCAGCTAGTTTCTCTTGGTTTGTAATCAGGATGATTCGTGCAAATGGTAATCAGGGGTTAGCCTTGTATTTGAAAGCAGCAAACTTGCTCCTAATCAGAGCAACTGCCGGTAAACTACTTGACAACCCTCGATTAGCAGGTGCTGCAATATCCGTAACAAATGGCGGACTCCCACGGATTATAGTACCTTCGCATCGCCTCCGGATCAAAGGTGGTGATCGGGTCGTTATCCGTTTTTGGTTAGGATTATTTACCCTTTATCGGGTTTTACCTTTCCGAGGACGGTTGACGATCGACACTATCCTCGAACCGGGGGTAGAGCTCTCAGACGACCTTCTATATGACTGGAGGATGTTCCTAAAGAACTTCTTCTGGCCGTATTTGAAACGTATGGGAGTTTCTCCTCTTAAGTCGGAACTGACAAAGGATGATCTATTAGAACCCGGTAAACGGTTTCAAAGAGAAAAATCCTATTGGAGGTTCCGGTCTCTTGAGGGGACGCGTCGACTACTTATGTCCGCGGGCCCAGGATCACGAGTGACCGCAGGCTCATCTATCATCTCCCATGGCTATGACGCATTTCTCTGGGGTACTGCCACTGAATTGTGGCCGTACCTTAAGGGTTTGTGCTTAGTCACAGGAAACATTCACTTTATAGACTCAATGCCTTTTGTTCTTGCTGAAAAGCAGGAGACGAAGGACTTGAATATAAATGTGAACGGTGAATATGAGCTTGGGAAACTTTCGATCGTGGAAGAACCCGGGAAATTACGTGTCGTTGCAATGGTGGACTCTATAACTCAGTGGGTTCTCTATCCTCTTCATAAAGCACTCTTTAAAATTCTTGAGGTGATTCCTCAGGATGGGACCTTTAACCAACTCGCTCCTGTCAATAAAATGATGGTGGCTATGAAGGAAAAAGGTCTCAAGAATGTGTGGTCGTACGACTTGTCGGCGGCCACAGATAGGATTCCTGTTGTGCTACAAGAATTAACCTTGATAGGCTTTACCTCGGTCGACTTTGCTTTCTATTGGCGGTCCCTCCTGTGTAATCGGTATTATCAGTTACCGGCTCAATGGCTTAAGACTTTCGGAGCGAAAAAGGCTGGAGCCCTTACAGGCTTTCGCACAATTCGTCTTCGGGACCTCAAGTCCAACGAGCTAGGACCTGAACAATACACTCCAATTGGAGCTATACGATATGCAGTTGGGCAACCAATGGGAGCTTATTCTTCCTGGGCAATGCTTGCCTTGGTACATCATGCGCTCGTTCAGTTTGCAGCCTTTAAAGCTGGCTGGAGGACCTGGTTCCCTCTATATGCAGTATTGGGGGATGACGTAGTGATAGGGGATCACTTAGTCGCCAACCAATACATTCGACTTATGGAGTCAACTGGAGTGAGTATTGGATTTCACAAATCCATTATCTCTGACAACCTCTCATGCGAGTTTGCTAAGAAGTTCTTCTATAAGGGAGAAGAGGTAACTCCTCTTCCTTTAGTTGGAATTTCCGCAGGCTGGCTTGGGGCGTCTTTCGTTCCTGAAGTCATTACGACTGTGGAACGATTGACAGGTCGTCGAATCTCCGGTTACAATGTAGGTCGTTTCCTTGGTGTTGGATTCAAGGCTTGCTCAGGAGCGGACAACCGTCCGTTCCTTCGCTTGCCAAAGATCCTCTCCAGGGTGCTTATATTGCTTTCAAAACCCAACGCTCCTCGGGGTGTTGCAACTCTTTATGACTGGTTGCGGTTAGAGTCTTTATCGACTCATATCGTGACCGATCAAAAGAGCTCAGACTCTTTGGTAGAACATGTAGTCAAATGGTGTTCTGAAGAACGGTTCCCTCGTCTCCTCGAGTTAATGGGCGCGAATATGGCAAAGTTCTTGCCTGCCCAGACTTTTGAGGGTTCGGAGGCCCTGTTCCAAGAATACGCCAAATGGTTCCATCTCTATATCAGAGAGCCTTTGATGCAAGACTTCGAGATCAAGCGGATGGAAGTGGAAGCAATACTTAGAGATATAACAGGTATTATTCTTCCGACGGAGAAGGAGGTTTGTGACCTCCTTCAGTCGGTGGAAGAATTCGAGGATCTCATCAGTGAGATACCTTCGCAAGTCCTGCGTCATAAGTCTCAAATGCACGGAAAGGCAGAAGCGCAAGCAACTGCTCACCGGGCTATGCGGCTTGTGAAACAGGGTCCTACGTCGGTAAAACGCTGGCGGTCTCTTCGGAAACTTCTGGGCACTTCACTTCCCGTGAAGCCTCTGGTAACAGGAGGCGGATCGGCACGTGGGGCGTCAGAATAAGATATTCCAACTCAGGCGGGTGATACCCGTTGTGATCCGTGGCTCTTATGAGGATAGTGACCCTGGTTACTAGACTTATAATCCAACAAAGTGGAAAATGCATCTTAAGCAACACAGGGCC